CTCCGCGCCGTCCTCGCCGCGGATCGTGTTGTAAAACAGCCCCGCCGGGAAGAACAGGATATACGCGCCGTAGCGGATCAGCTGCTGCTCGCTGGTCGTATCGGTTCCGAAGACGTCGGCCATATCAACGGCTGTCCCGCCGTAGTAGAACGTCGTTCCGGTCAGGTATGCAAGCACGTCGTCGCTGAAGATCATGCCGCGGATCGGTTCATCGGTCTTCCGGACCACCGGCCGCGTCGCCCAGGGCGAAAGCAGCGGGAAGTTGTCACTGCTCAGGTTCTCCATCTCGTAGAATTCCGCGTCGTCGATCCGGTAATTATGGTTGTACCCCAGCCACTGCGAGATGCTCTCCCTGGTATTCTGGTTGTCTAAGACCTCCGGATAAAACATATCTCATCACCTCACAGATTCTCGTGCCGGTAAAACCTCTTCCTCTTCCGGACCGGCCGGTATGTCCGGTTGTAATACTGCTGGAACGTGACCATCGCGTTGTTATACAGGTTCGTCGACAGGTTGTACCGCTTGGTGTCGTTCGCGTTGATCGCGGCCCGCAGATCGATGTAGTAGATATACACGTCGTCATAGGGCACATCCGCGATCAGGTCGGACGCAAGGCCCCAGTCCGCGAAGTAGGCGTCCTCGTCAAACGGTTCGGCCCTCTCTTCGCCCGGAGCAGTCTCCGGAGTAAACCTCTCATCTCCGGAGTGCGTCAGGATCACTTCCCGGATGATCAGCTTCTCCAGCTTCTGCAGCCACTCCAGCTTGAGCTCCGGGCTGATCTGGTTCGGCCGCTCCGCATCATAGCGGGATATAAGTTCTGCTGCAGTCATATTTTCACCTCATGAAAGAAGGGAGCAGGGAAATCCCCCGCTCCCCGTGAACGTGTCGGTCAGCCGTTGGATAACTCTTCAGAGACGTTATCCGCGTACTCTCTGGCCCGTCTGGCGTCTTCCAGGACCGCCGCGATCGCTTTCGGAACCTCGACGTCCACGCCTCTCTGGATCTTCATGATATAGCCGTTGACGCCGGCTATCACGAAATTCCTGCCGCCCTTCGGCGCTCTGGGCAGCCGGATCGTCACACGATCCTCAAGCCAGTGCTTCTCTTCGACAGATTCAGTTACCGCTGCTTCTGCAGCCGTTTTCTTTGTGGCCATATTAAACTCCTTCTCAGGTAGTCGGTACCTCGTAGTTGACAGCATCCTCTGCCTGCAGACTGGACGTGGTCTCAATACGGACGATACGCTCATCATACAGGATCGTCGCTGCATGGCTTGCCTTCCAGCCGACGGTCGATCTCTGATCGAGCGGATCGGCAGTGCCGGCACTTCCTCTCTGTTTTACGATGACCTCAAGGCTTTCCGCAGACGGATCGATGATGCCATAAGCGTCTTTCGCGATGATGAAGGTTGCGTAAGCCTTGACCGCTCCGCTGGACGAACTGGATGCAAAGCACGGGCAGCTCGGTGTCTCAATAAAACGGACGTTGTGGAGCTTGCCGATCTCGCCGTTGTAGATCTCTTCCGGCTGGGCGTACTTATGAGCGTCAAGCCATCCGTCGCTCTCTCTGAGATCGAATGCTACGGACGGATGAATAAACGCAATATACCCACCGCCTTCAACCTGCGGAGCGCGCTGGTTCTTCAGAGTGGTCGCAGCCTTGTTGATCAGCGTGGAAGTGATCAGGCTCGATGCAGCCAGGCTCGCCCTTGCGGAAACGGTCCCAGGATACAGGGCGATAGTGCCGGTCATCAGCTCGTTACGAGTGATGAGATCCAGCGTCTCGCCGGCCTGCGCACCATGCTCCTCGGTCACGCTCATGATGACCGGATCGACAGCTTCCAGCTCCAGGCGATCGGAGATCGTGGTGTAATCACCGTACTGGTCGATCTGCTTGCTGATCGGTTCCATGTGGACCTTGTTGCCGTCGGGCGTAACACCTTCAGTCAGCGGAGTGAGCGCCGGAGCATAGGTGGCAAACCTACGCCATTCGACGGTGTTGCCGTGGTTCTTCGGCAGGGCCTGCTTCTTACCGAACTGGTTGAAGTAATTCTCGGCACGGCTGTTCTCCAGCAGAGACGTATCATAGAACGTCTTCATGGTGGGGCTCAAATCATTGAGCGGCGGCGTGGTGCTGTTGTTGGCCGTGGTTACGTTGGTGTTCAGGTTACCTGCGAACAGCTGCAGTTCAAGTCTTTTTCTCTCGAAAATCATAATGAATCCTCCCTTGGTGAGGATCAGGTGAATGTAACCCTCTCGCCTCTCTCGGCGCGGGCCTTGATCCTCTGTAAATCCTTCAGCGTTAACTTTGAGGGATCAAGGGTACCTACTTCGGACGCGCTCTGTCCGGACGTCCCGTTCTCGCGGGCTCTCCGGCTGCCTGACTGGACGGCCTTTGAGAGTTTCTGAGCTGTCTGCTGTACTGCGTACTGCATTCCACCTGCCAGGATCTCGTCCTTATGGACGACCTCGAAGGCAGTGCGGACCGGCACGTTCACAGCGATCAGCCGCCCGAAATCCGGATTCTGCATCTCGGCGCTCAGGTCAAAGTTGGGATAGAGCCTCTTGAGCTCTTCTCCCTGCTGGACCAGTTTCTCGAACTCTGCGCGGTTCTGCGCCTCCCGCTCGGCCTCGTCGTTCTTTCTCTGGAGCTGCGCATTCCGGAATTCCAGCTGCTTCATGTGCTTCAGGTCCTCGACCGACATGCCGCGTTTGAACGCTTCCTCCTCGTACATGCTGTTGTCGTCGACCAGCTTGTTATACAGCGCGTCGTAGTCGACGTTCCCGTCCTTGTCGGGCTGGATGCCGTACCGCTCCGCCATCAGATTGAGCGCAGGGCTCATCCGGTCGATGAACTCCTGATTGTCTCTCTGATTCTTGAACCGCTTGCTGATCGCCTCCTGGACATGCCTGGAGTAGTCCTGTTTGTAGCGTCCTTTGATTAGATCGTCAAAGGACTCCTCCCCCTGTTCCTCTGCAGGTGCGGCCTGCATCCCGTCGGTGTCGACGGTTTCAGCTGTGGAGCTGGCGAGTGCTCCGGTGTCAGCCGCAGCTCCTCCCTCTTCGGCAAAGAGCTGTAAGTTGATGTGATGCATATAGGGCATTCTCCTTTGTAATCTGTGGTAGGTCACGACCCTTTTATGATCTTATGTTTGCACATAGGATTTCTTTTGTATAGGGCACCCCCTTGAGGGTGATGTTTTCCGGGTACTGCTGCGCCAGAAGGTCGTATCCGGTCATGATCGTCCGGTAGATCGACAGCGCCTCCGGTCCCTGCGCGGAGACCATCGCGCCGTGCTCGATCGAGCAGTCATCGCACCGGTTGGATATGTCTGCTTCCAGCGTCAGCCAGAGCATGGATGCAGCTGCGCAGACGATATCCTGCCCGATAGGAGCATACAGTGCGTGCCCGGTGATCGTCAGGGTGAAGCCCTCTTCCCCTGCTGAATGATAGATAGTGATCATCTCGGTCTGGACGTCGCGGCCGCCCTCTCTCTCGCGTTGGTCATGATCGACGATTCTCCCCCGGAGGATACCTGCTGCACGCCTCCGCTCGGCTCTGCTGTAGCCATCTGCCCGTTGATGTTGCCGGCAATCTCGTCAGCCATCTGGGAACCGGTCAGCTGGTCAAGCATCTCTGCCATCTGCAGCATCTGCGCCTGCATCTGCAGCATCTGCTGGTACATGCCGCCATTCTGCTGGATCTTCGTTACGACGCTGGTTTTTCCCTGGAACTCCATCATGTCCAGTGCGGCCAGCGCCTGGTCCGCGTACTGCGGATTGAAGAAGCCGTTCCCGTAGAACTGCATAGCCAGCTCGTTCTGGGAGAGCTGCGAGTATGCGCTCTCCTTCTGGGCCTCGACCTGTATGTCGAAGACCGGGAGACGATAGCCCATGTCCACGCCGAAGTCCTCACCCTGGGACTGCGGCTGCAGATTCTCGTTGCTGTAGGAAACGAACTGCTCCTCGCCCTGCCGGCCGGTGATCCGGAACTGCCTGGGCATGTCGTAGAACTGCCTGATCAGCTCGATGACCATGGTCACGACCTTCTCGTAAGCTCTGTATGTCGTCTTGATCTGGTCGCGGGAAGTCTTCCCGGACTGCTCCTGCATTGCCGCGATCGCAGATGCCGCCGTGACTCCGCTCGTGGTGCCGCCGTTTGCCGTGTCCCTGTTGCCGGCCGTCTCCTTCATCTCGTTGATCTTCTGGTCCAGGAGACTGATGTAGTTGCCGCTGACCATCATCGGAGTATTGACCGGGACCAGCGAATCGCTGGACAGATTGCCGTCCACGTGGATCAGCAGCCGGTTCGGATCGGAGAACTCCTCCTCATTCACTCCGCCGTCGTTCCGGATCATGTACCGCGGGTTTGCAACGAACTGCACGTTCTTCTCAAAAGCGTTGTTGTAGATGTCAATGGACGTCTGCGGATTCTTGCAGATGTCCACGAAGCCAAAACCGACAGGCATGCCGGCCTCCGGGAACAGCGGATCGAAAACGAACGGATACAGGCCGTGATCATACCAGCCTCGCTCCCTCGCAGAAGGCGCGACGATCTCCTCCTCGATATCCGCGACATACTCGCCGTTCTCGTCTACTGCGGGATTTCCGTCCTCGTCATAGACGCCGCGGGCGACAGGCCGTGTCTCCGGAACATCGTCGTTCTCCGTCGCGTACAGCACGATCTCGTCCACAAACTTGCAATACTGGACCGTCGGCCTTCCGTTGATCAGCTTCTTGTAGTACCAGTCAATGACAGCGCTCTTGCCCTCGGTGCGGATGTTCTCGTCATACCAGTATTTCTTCAGCAGGGTATCCGTGTCCTTGTGCAGCTGTCCCCTGACCTCCGGATACTGCTGGATCAGTTTGTCGTTGTCCACCAGCTCCACGGAGAAGAAGTTTGCGCTCTTCTGGATATCGGTCACGCCGGGCTCCCAGAACACATTCAGCAGATCCATTGCCTGGATCGAGATATCCCCCAGCCCGTTCAGCTTGGAGGAATCCCAGAAGATCCCGAAAACGCCGGTCCCATGCTTGAGCTTGTACCAGACCTCGTCGTCATAGACCTCCTCAAAATCGTTCTGCTCCAGCACGACCGGGATGATGGACGACAACCGCTCCGCCTCCTCGCGGTCTCCCAGCTCCCGCGGCAGGATCGCCGCAGAAGGAAAGCTGTCCATGAAGTCCGCGTGTTTGCTTGCTATGACGTTGAACAGCCAGCCGCTTGCCGGCTTCGGATCGTCCTGCGTCTCCTCTGTCTTGAGCAGGTCCCAATGCCGCTGCTTGAACCACTTCTCGTTCCTGACGATCTTGTCCTCAAGCATCTTCTTGCCGTCCTTGTAGCGCTGCAGGATCTGTCGCGCCTTGCGGATCTCGTCCTTGCCGATCGCCTGTCGCCGCTCTACCCTGACAGCCTCCTCTACGGGCACTACAGGCCCGTTCAGGCGGTTTTCCTCTGCGGAGGCATTTCCTCCCATTGCGCGGGGAAACTCGTCAGGAGCAGGCTGCTGCGCGATCACACGGTCACCTCCGGCTGTCTGCCCTCGTCTCAGCCCCTTATCGAATGATGCATTCCTGGCCATTTATCTCTGCCCTCCTATATATCTCATACGGCGCTTCGGTATCCTCTGGTTCAGAGGATCTTCGCCTATAGGTTTCTTCTCTGCGACGACCACCGGCTTGATCGGACGGTCCATGCACATGTAGCGGACCTCGTCAGCGACATGGTCCTCCAGATCCGTGTCGAGATCCTCGACAGCGTGCTCGTCGTACATCATCAGCGGGATCGTCCGGATGAACGCCTTACAGGTGTTGAAGACGTACATCATCGGTATCCCCTGCTCGTCGAATGCCAGTCTGTAATGGACCTGCATCCACCCGGCCAGACGCTTGTGGTCTCCCTTCTCGAAATAGATCTGGTACTTCGCTGCGGTCTCCGCGACGCTCTGCCCGGAGGACGCCTCCCAGATCGCAGGATCTGCGACGCCCCTGATGTTCCTGCCCTTCAGGTACGGATGCTGCTGCTCCACCTCGCGGATCTTCCGGAACTGCTCGTCGGGCGTCCACTTCACGCCCTCGTTCGGTGTGCTCGTACAGCCGTACAGCTCCAGGATGCGGTACAGCCGGCCGTCGTAGTCGACAGCCCACCAGCCCACGGAAAAGGGCTTACTGTACCCGAAATCGTAGCTCCGGTATATCTTCCATCCCGCAGGGATCTCAAACGGCTCGATCACATGCGTCCAGCACCTGTCCTCGTAATGCTCCGGATCGTCCTTGAACTCCTCGAAGAACTGCCCCTCGAAGATGTCCCAGTTTCCGTACAGCCATGCCTCGCGGATCTTCGGAGGCAGGGCCTCCAGCTGCCGGATGTACTCCGGATCGCTCTTCATGAGCGCTGCATTGTCCTGCACCAGGGACTGGATAAAGCTGTATTCCTCCGGGACCTCGCCGGCCTCGTACTTCCGGTCAATGAACAGCCTCTTGATATAGCCGTGGCCCTTGCCGCCCGGATTGCAGGTGTAGTAGATCCGCTTCGGAAAAGCATTGACACCTCGCACGCAGGCCACCAGCTTCTTGATCTGCTCCTCAGAGAGCTGCGTAGCCTCGTCCAGGAAGAGGACGTCCACCTCGGTTCCCTGGTATCTGTCGACGTCTGCATCCTTGTCGCAGTACCGGAAGAGAATCTGACTCCCGTTCGGGAAGATCATCTCCTTCTTGCTGTCGTTGTACTTCGCGATCGCGTCCCGCGTTCCTGTCTTCAGCAGCGCCCTCATGGGCTTTATGTGGTTCTCTGTCAGCTCCGGGTAGCTCTTACGGACGATCATGCATGTGATCCCCGCGTGCTTCAGGCAGAGCAGCGCTGCCTTATAGCGGACCGCAAAGCTCTTACCGCCCCCGCGGGCTCCTCCGAAGGCCACATGCTTATGCCGGTCCAGCAGGAACAGCTTCTGCTTCTCGTTCGGAGGAGATAACTGTAGTAGTGCCATATCAGCCTCCGTACTCGTCCAGATCCGCCTGCATGGTGACCTTTATACCATTGTCCTGCAGCTCGTCCGCGCTGATCCCGTAGAGGAATTCCAAGCGCTCCAGGGCCTTGTCCTTGTCGTAGAACGTGTACCCGGTCACGCGGCCTTTGTTATTTGTCCTGATGTCTTTGATCGCCCAGGTGTCCAGCCCTGTAAGGTCCGCCTTCGGGACCAGCACCAGGCCACCGATCTTATCCATCGTCAGCTCGTAGAAGTCCGCCGGATTGATCGCGAGGAACCGCCTGTAGCTCTCGATGATCTTCGCCCTCATCGATGTAGCATCATCGGCAGTCTTCGCTGCAGCCAGCGCCGTGAGCTCCTCATACCTTGCGTGAACCTTGTGTTTTTTCAGGAGCCTTGATGCCATCGAGTCGATAGCTGTGTCAGAGTATCTCGCTCCGTATGCTTCCTTGTACGCTGCTCTCTGGCTCTTGCCGGCGACCAGCGCCTGGACAAACGCCTCCTGTTTTGGTGTAAGCATCTTTTCATCGCCCTATGCCTTTATGATAAACGCACGAAAACGGGAAATATAGGTCACCCCTATTTCCCGTCCGTGTCCAGTGTGATATAGTGCGGACAGTTCCAGTAATATCCGCAGCAGAAGTCCTCCTTGAAGTCCTCCTTGTCGTTTTTGGTGACGAAGATCTGAGCAGCATGCGGACCGCACGCTCCGACGCATTTGATCTCTATGCTGCTCTCTTTGCAGTAATACGGGCAGGCCACATAGCCGTCCTCTCTGTACTTCGTCCCTGACAATGGAATCACTCCTCAGACATGTGCCCCGTGCCACGCCTTTATCTCCTTCTGGTATCCGCATTCCGGGCATACCCAGCCGTACCCGTCCTTGTATTCCAAGTAGTGCTTCCCGCCTTTCTCGCGGTTGCACTTGTGGCACACCAGCCGCTTGCGCTTAAAGATCAGTCTTCCCATCACTCACCCCCAGATGCCTTGCGATCTCCTGGATGTTTTTGTCGATGTCGCCGATCGTCTCCATGAGGACCAGGTTCTCGTGCACATAACATGTCGGTTCTTCGAGGCTCTTCGCCTCTCTCGATCCTGCGATTAACCAGTTCAGGATCTCTTCCGTCCTCGATCTTATGCTTCTGGCCCGTGCTACCATTGTTCTCTGTCTGCTTCCGCAGGTCTCCACGCTTTCCTCTGGCATATTCGCGATCATTATCTATCCTCCTCTCAAATATCCACAGTGAAGGTGTCCGGTTTCTCTACTACACTGACGCCCTGGACCATGTCTCCGGTCTCCGTGTCCACCACGGCGCCGTCGACGATCTGCAGGCGCTTCTTGTATTCACCCCAGCGCGGCTTCTCCGTGATCTGGATCAGCTCCTCGTTTCCTGACTGCTTCAGGTATCCGATCAGAGCCTCGTCGTTCTTCTCCATCTGCAGGCCGCCCTTCTTCATGGTCAGGGTTCCGGAGAGGAGGCGGTAGCTCTCCTTCGTCTTCGTGGATCTGTGCGGGACCGTGTGGAAGTACTCAGCCAGCTTTGCCGTCAGGAATCTCGTGCCGTTCTCGCAGCGCTTCTCTGCAATCTGCAGCTTCTCCTCGATCTGGGCGATCTCCGCCTCGGCAAGCTCCTTGATCCTGGCAAGCTCTGCCCTCTCCTCTGCGATCCTGCGGACGGCCCAGTCTGCAGTCTTGTCATCCGCGATGGTCCAGGACTCGTCCTGCACTTCTACTTCCTGATCCGCGTCAGCTGCTGTTGCCTTTCGCTCCAGATCAGCTTCTGCAATGATCCTGTCAAGCTCTTCTTCCGGCATCTCCGGAATGTATGAAAAATCAGCTGTCATCTTTTTTCCTCCATGATCAATACTGCTGTAACCAGAAATCCTACTGTTCCTCCAAGCATTGTGCCCAGCATGAATGCCATAACCGTTGTCATTCTTCGCCTCTCATATCATCTAACAACACATACCGCTTGGCATTGTTTTTGAAGTACACAACACCTACCTTCTCCTTATCGGTTGCCTTGGTCAGATGGAACACTTCTTTCAGGTTACCGTCCATATCACAAGGGAACATGGTCATGTCCGTGCCTATTCTTCCGGTAGTGACGATATGTGTTATGCCAACAAGAAAACCGTCAAACTCTTCTTCGACTCTAATCCTGTACCGCTTATCTACAGCTTCGCCTTCAAACCCTGACAGGTCAGCTACTTCACTCTCTCCCCATTTGCCGTCCTTGTACCATGCTTGCATGGCTTTTACTTTCACCATGTGTTCCCAACAGTTACCGCTTAGAGGCATGACGATGTCATCATTTCCATCCCAACAATCAAGGCGTATGCCATCATGATGCTTCTTAAGATAGGCTTTACAATGTACCTTCTGGAATATCTTCATGCTCTTCGCCTCTCTCTATCGGGCATGTCGGTAATAACCATATATGCCTTCATTCTTCCCACCTTTCTTTCTTCGCCCACATCGGGCATATCAGATGGAGCGCCCCGTCTCCTCCTCGTTCCATCCATTCGCACGTCCGCAGAACATCTATCTGGCGTTTACAGTTCCGACAGCCTTTATAGCCTATTTGTTTCATGCGTTTTTCATACCAGTCCAAATCCGTTCCTCCCGCCTTTCTGCCAGCTGATTAAATCGTGCATTGTTCAACCGTCTTTCTTAATGCTTCTTCAAACTCGTCCTTGACTATCGCAACAATTCTGCCAATATCTGTTAAGGCTTCTGCTATTCTCTCCGGCGGTAAATTCTCCCTCTGAAGAACTCTCGCAATCAGTTCGAGATGTTCAATGTTGTATCCGCATAAAGTAGGCTGTGCGGACGGTAACTCAAACAAAGCATTGAACACCGCTTCGGCAGATACATACCAATGTATACCTGCGTTTGGCAACCGCCTTACTGCTTCTATGGCATCCTCTCTGTAAATGATGTCTTTATTCATCCTGTTCACCTCTCATAAACAATCTCAAGCGGCTCAATCACATTTGGCAATGTCATGCCCATGTGCATTCCATATAACTCAATGAAGCACCACAGCTGAAATTCCGTATATCCGTTTTCGTCTTCTTTCGGAAACTTCGGCTTGCACATCTCTCTTCCTGCGACCTGGTTTATCCTGTCGTATTGATGGTAATATATTTCTTTACCCCAGTCGGTCAGTTTTACCTTGATCGGCTCGTTAAGATTAATTCGGATAGGTTCTGGCTTCGCGGATGGCAACTGCTCTATCTTCTTTTCTGCCAGATATATTCCTTGCCTAACAAGGTCTGCCGCTTCTGTGGGATCAAATGCTCTTTGATACTCATACAGTTCAAACAGCGCATCAATCGCCGCCTGTCTTTCAACGCAATCCAATGCTTTCAACGCGTTGGGCATGTTAGTCTGTGTTGGCTGTGCGGATGCCTTGCCGCACTCATAAGCGAGGATCTGGGCAAGGTCGGGCTGTACGGATGGTAGCTCATTTATCCATACCTCAACATCCGCCGTATCCCAAATCTGTGACGGGTCTTTGCCTTCCAGATCATTAATTGCTACCTGCCGGCTGATAAGATCGCCGTCTGTACTCGGTTCTTCTCCCAGGCCATAGCCCAGCGTCTGCAGCTGGTCGATAGCTGTATCTCGCTCCCAAGTAATCTGCTCTATGGTTGCGAGCGCGTTACAGGCCATTGTCACCGCTTCCTCGACAGCTTCGCGCTCTTCATCCGAGCCTAGCCAGGCTGCGTTCTTCAGGATCTTAAACGCCTCATCTGTTCGCATTCATGCTTCCTCCTCGTCATACGGCGGCAGTGCCATCTTGACGACCATTTTTTTATAGCACTGATCGCACAGCCAGATCGTTCCGAACCTTACCGCCTGTCCGTTCGTCGTGTACCTCCTCACCGTCAACGTCTGGTACGGCTTCCCGATCTCCCTCTTGCAGGAATCACAGTATATCGTCATGACTTTACCCATTTTTGCTCCTCCTTATTGCGGCCATGCGCTTCGGGTACGCATCCCACGGAAGGACCTCATAGATGTTTATGCCTGGATAAAACGTAATCAACGACCGCTGTTTTTTTCCCGTGAAGATTATGGCCCGCTCCGTATCGACCTTGCGGTATGTACCGCCCTCGTAATGCCAGTAGAACGCCGGAATGATTTTCTCCAGAATTCCCACCCGGAACATGTTCCGCTTGGACTCTGTCGAGACGTCAATGCATACCTTCTTGCCAATGTACGACGGCCGCATGATGCGGCATAGCACCTGCCCGTGTTCTCTGATGATCGTGCCGACCTCCGGCTCCGCCCTGCTTTCAGGCATCCAGTCAAATATGGTCATCTGCCCATCGCAGGAATATTTGTCTAGGTTCATAGCTTCACCCTGTATACCTTCTCCTGCTCTCCCCGGAAGATCCCGTCGTATTCCGGTATAGCTCTCACCTCTCCGCGCCTACACGGTCTATCGTCGTTACAGTCAGGCAAGCGGCAGTTAAAACAGTCGCGCCCCCATGCATCACAGACAGATGCTTTCTCCTGTTTCTTCGCCTTCGCTTCCCATAGCTCGCGGTCAACCGCCTGCTCGAAGGTATAACCTCGCTTCATCCTGCTTCTGACTGTCGCGGGGTTTACGTGGCAGGCCTTCGCCAGCTCCGGAAGCGTCCCCCAGACGCCTTTGTAGCAATATCGGATTGCTGTTGCTTTGTTCATTGGTTACCTTCCTTTTGCCTCCGCCCGGCCCGGAGGCGTTGTGAGTTGTATGGCTCGTTTTGTTGGGAGTATAAGTGTGCACGCCTGAAGGGTTTGGCGCGGCTTCCGAGATAGAGGTAATCCCCCTTTCTTGTAAAAGCTAAACACATGTGATATATCCATAGCCGGGATCTGGATCATACAGGTTTCGCGTTCAGCAGCCTTCCGAGCTCCTCGTAGTCATAGTCATCCTGTCGTTGCTCGAAGTTGTTGAAGCGATTCGGTGCAGCTCTGGTCTTCCCCTGCTGCTGGTCCTTCCGGTGCCAGGACCGGATCGCGGCAAGGTAGTCCTTATACCCCTTCCCGGTCTTCGCGACATACTCCGAGACCTCCTCGATGTATCGCTGGTAGTCAGGGATCTCCGCCTGGAGCTTCTCCATCTGCTCGTCAGAGAGGAGGACGTTCTTGTACATGCCGTACTTGTGCCGCTCCGGCTTTCTCTTTCCTACGCTTTCTCTTTTAATATCTACATCTACATCTTCATCTACATCTACATCAGGGGTTTTGGTGGGGTTTTCACTTGTAACCCCTATGGGGTTTTTATCAATAACCCCTGTGGGGTTTTTACGAGGACGACCGCCAAGCGATCCGAACTCCGCGCCCTTCTTTCCGTTCTCCCGGCGCTCAGTGTTGGCATCGATCACCGGCTTGACAAGCAGGAAGATCGCGCGAACAATACCGGCCGTTTCCGGCTCTTCGCCTGTCAGCGAATACCGACAGATCGCGTCGTAAGCAGCCAGCCTGTCCGCATCGTCCAGTTCTGACAGTGCCTCGTAAAAGCTCGAATAAAACACAAAGCTGTTATTCACCTGCTTGCCTCCCATTCCCTGTAAATCTGTATCCAGTCCTCCAGCCGCATCGTCACGAGAAGATCCGCGTGGTTCTTCCTGAAGAACACTGCCGGCAGACCGTCCTTCTGCTTCTCCGCGTCACGCTTCGCCTGATCCATCCAGTCGTAGATCCGGAACTGTTCGCAGTGCTTCGCCTCGATATGGACGCCAGGAAGTCCTACCACATCAGCGACCCCGTGAGGGCTGTTTCCGATATCCTGACCGGCCCGGTATGCGTCATATCCATATTCGCGGAGGCGGGAGGCAAGCTCCCGCTCAAACCTTTGCCCTTTCGCTCTGCTGTTCATGTGGTCCCTCCCACTGGTACATGCGGATCTGCCTCGCTCCGAATCAGCTTGTATTCACAGACGCGGGCCGTGCCGCCGGTCTGCCTCTCGACCTCGATCGTCCGGGCAATGATCTTGTGCCCGTCTTCCTTCAGGTCGTGTATCCTGCTGGCCAACCTCGCGCAGCCGTACCAGCGGAGTGCATCCAGCTGCGTTATGCCGTAGCCCTTGCGCAGGTGTCTTAAGATCAATTCACACTGTGTCATATGGTCACCTCCTGCCCCGGATCGCCCTGCCGGGGCCTCGTATTTGTGCAAATATATTTCCCTTACAGTTGTGTTTAGGTTTCTGGGCGATCATAAAAAGCTCTTGCCGTACCGCTTCCGGAAGTCCTCCTCCGTCTTGTGGTAGTGCTCCATCCAGCAGCGCTGGGCGTGAGCTTTCAGGTTACTGTCTCCTGTTCCGTGGTCATGCAGGTCCATATGACATCTAAGGCAGAGCCAGACCCACAGGCCGTCCTTCTCCGCGAGCTGCCGGTTCGCAGTGCCGTGTAAGGCGTGATGCTTCTGCAGCATCTGCTGCGATCCGCAGATGTAGCACCTCTTCCGGCCGTCAATGATGCTTTCGTTCTTCCTTCTCTTGCTCATACATCCTCATCCTCGCCAGCTCATCGGGCGTCAGTGTCTCGATACCCATCTGATTTGCCTCTTCTACGGCTCCCTGCAGCAGCATGGACATCTCCTCGCTGTTGTAGTCAGAAGAGCCTCTGAGGAGCACGTAGGCCCTCAGGCGGCGTCCCTTGCGGTCCGTAGTCACTGTGGACGTGGGCTTCAGGTGGTACGTCTCCGCTTCCAGCGTGGCCTGCTCCGTCTCGTCGTCATCCTGCAGGTATGTGCTTGCCAGGACGCCGGCGACGATCATCAGCTGGCCGTATCTCCGCAGCAGCCGGTTGTGCAGCTCCGCATTGGAGATCCGCAGATGCTTCGCCATCTTGCCGATCAGCACCCAGTAGTAGGCGTTCTGGCTGAGGCTGCGCTTTTCCTTGTGCGGGACCACGTCCCACAGCGCGTCTCCCTTCTGATCCAGGAGGAATGTGATCGCGCCGCGGGCCGGTCCGGTGTATTTACTGATCGCCATACTTCTCCTTCAGGCAGTGCAGCATCTGTGCAGCCTGCGCAGCTGTCAGCTGGTCCACGCTCTGCAGGCCGTTCTGTGCCAGCCATGCGTCCAGGTTCACCCTGTGGTCGCGGCAGGTGTCCACGATCACCTTCTTCATCGCCTTGCTTGCCGGTTTAGCATCCGCGCTGGTAACCGCCTGCTGCTGCGCCGGCTGTTCATTCTGCGGAGCCTCCTGTGGCTGTGCGGCCTTCTCCTCTTCCGGGAGGTCCTCCCCTGCGTAGATGTACAGGCCAAGGCCGAACATCGCCAGATTCTTTACCAGGCAGCGCATGATGGTCTTGTTAATGTCCATCATCGTCGCGGCCTGTACGGTCTTGTCGACATATCTGCCTGTCCAGCGGCCTCCCTTGTACTCCTTAGACTTGTATGTGTAGGGTGCGGTCTTCATCGCCTGGTTTGCGGCATCCATGACCGGCAGCCACATCTCTCTGGTCTGCCCTCTCAGCGTGACGGAAGTGAATACCATATATCCCAGGTTCTCGTCGTACAGGTACGGTCTGTTCTGGTCGTCCTTCCAGATCTCGTATACGGCCTCCGGGAAGGCCTTCATTACCTCGGCCCATGCCCATGCCCAGGACAAATAGGTCAGGCCGTTCTTCTTCTCTGTGTGCCCGTTGACGTTGATAGAATTCAGCGTCTCAAAAATCTTCTCGTTGCTCATGTGGTTACCTCCGTTAATCCTTTTTCCAGTAAGCTACCTTCTTATTCTCCCGGATGAAGTCCTTGTAATACTCAAGGGCGCAGTCCGTATGCATGTATCCTGCGTCGGTCTCGACGTATTCGCTCTCCGTCGCGTCGACCTCGTCAAACTCGATCGGCTCGTAGCAGTATGCGCAGTGATGAAAAAATGCGCCTTCCCGAGGCTGTCCGCTCATCTGGTGGAGATCCTCCTCGATATACGGTTCCGGTCTTGTCATTGCATTGCCTTCCTTCGTGTGGTATACTTTTCTCGTGGTTACCTGGAGCGCTACCTTTTCCCTATCGGGCGGCGCCCCTTTTTGTTTGCGTAAAAGACGAATCCGCTCCAGAGGAATGTCGCCGTCCAGTAGGCCATGTAGAATGCCTCGTGCCGAATCATCAGTGTCGCGAAGATCAGTCCGAAGATCATCGGCCCGAAACAGCTTGCCAGGATGAGGACCTCTCGTGCGCTCAGCACCGATTTCCGGCCCTTTCCTCGCTTAGGTGCATATCTCTTCGGCTGTACGCCGATGTACTCCAGGACAGGCTCCTGCGTGCTTTCCGGGCGGATCTCCCTCATTCCGTTCCCGTAAGATATCCCCTTAGCCTTGATCATGATTTCCCCCTCCGGCTGTAGAATGTTTTCACAAGTGCCAGGATCTCATTGTCGTCAAGGCCCCTTCCCTGGCATAGCCTTGCGAACGTCTCCAGCCTGCACGACGCAAAATCCGTCTTCCTGCTTCTGTACCCTGCGCAGGTCTGGTAGCATACTCCTGATCGCCTCGCCAATTCGGACATGTTCAGTTCCTTGCCGCTGCCAAACATCAGCTCTATTGCTTCCCCTGTAGGATCTCGTTTCTGCAGCCAATTAACCTTAGGCATGTGGTTGCCTCCCTTCTATGGTTTCGTTTTCTAAACTTTTTGGGTAAAAAAATACGCAGGAATTTCTGAGTATGGGACACATAGCGCATCGCATGCCTTAAACATCTCTTCCTGACAAAACTCCAGTTTGCAGTTCAGTCTCTGGCTCAACGATACTCTACCTATCCCGATAGCATCAGCAAATGCATCCTGCGTTCCAAAGATCTCTTTGATCCTTCCTCTCAGCTTACTGTAATCCCAGTTCATCGCCTTCTCCTTTCGGGTTTAGTTTTCTAAACACCATCATAGTACACCACCCTCCGGTGCCTGTCAATAGCATTTTTTAGATTTCAAAACTATTATTCTCGTTTCAGATATGTAATGTTGTGTTTTCTGAACATTTATGTTATTATACTCTCATCTTTTAAAGGAGGAGGGAGCGAAATGCCCAGCATTGCAAGTAGGCTTAAATATGCTATGGAGCTTAGAGGATTGAAGCAGTCTGATATTGTCGAGCGGACTGGAATCAATAAAGGCGCCATCAGTTCTTATATATCTGGGAGATACAGCCCCAAGCAGAACAACCTTTATTTGCTCGCAAAGGTATTGGATGTGAGCGAAGCCTGGCTTATGGGCGCAGACGTTCCCATGGAACGCACAAAGGATTCTGCACCAGCTGCAAGCGTTGAAGAGCCTGCCTACTACCTCAACGAAGAGACGGCCAAAATCGCACAGGAGGTCTTTGACGATCCCGATCTGCGCATACTGTTTGACGCGTCAAGGAACGCTCGGCCGGAAGACATCCGGCTGGCCGCAGATCTTCTGCGGAGAATGAAGGAGACGAATCCGGATGGATGAAATCTACGTTTACTGTGTTCCGCTGCCGGTTGGGATAGATGAGATGGTGTCGCCGTGCTATAACGGCTTCACCATTTATATATCCGATCGGCTGGATCAGGAGCACCGGATCAGGGCATACTATCACGCCCTGCGGCACATTCGGAAAAGAGATCATGAAAAGAGCAGCGTGCAGCTGATCGAGATGCACGCGCACAGAGGTTAATATGGCGACTGCAAGGAAACTCCCGTCAGGGAACTACCGCGTCCGCATTTGTGTCGGAAAGGATGAAAGCGGAAAATACAAATACATATCGTTTACCGATCCGGACCGTCGGCGCGTGTTAAAGCTCGCCGCAGATTATGCAGACAGTCACAGATCGGCCAAAGCAGGCTTGACCTTCGCTTCTGCACTGGATGCCTATATCAGCTCGAAGAACGCCGTTCTAAGCTACTCTACCGTGCGAGGATACAAAAACGTACAAACGGTCCTTAAACGTGATTATGAGGAATTCTGCGCGCTCCAGGTGCACAAGATCAGAAGAAGCGACCTGCAGGATCTGGTAAACCAGCTCGTATCTGCAGATGCCGCTCCGAAGACGATCAGAAACTATCTCGGTCTGGTCGGTGCCGTAATGAAGGCCAATGGACACCCCGTGCAGATGCCCACGCTGCCGCAGAAGGTTCGGACAGAAATGCGCGTGCCGTCATTCGAGGAAGTTAAAACACTGATCAAAGCGGCCGCCGGCTCTCGCCTGGAGATCCCGATCGAGCTGGCAATTTATGGGCTGAGGCGCGGAGAGATCTGTGCTCTGCAGCTGTCAGATCTGAGCAGTGACAATGTGATCCATGTCCACGCAGCCATTGCTTACGATGAAAAAGGCAAGACGCACGTGAAGGCTCCGAAGACGTATAATTCAGACCGATATGTGCCGATCTCGGACAGCCTCGCCGCGAAAATCCGTGCGGCCGGGATGATCACGGACTACGAGCCGCAGGCCCTCTCTCATGCGTTCCGAAGGCTGCTGAAGAGCACGAATATTGAGCACTTCCGTTTCCACGATCTCCGGCATTTTTTCGTGTCGTATTGTCACACGTTCCTGAAGCTCTCTGACGCGCAGATCATGAAGCTGGGCGGCTGGAAGACTAATAACGTGATGAGAAATGTGTATCTGCAGTCCATGGACGACGAGGCTGCAGCAAAGGCCGTGACAAGCGCATTTGCATCTTTATGACACGAATTATGACACGATATGAAATTCGTCCTTTATTTTGCGGTACGTTTGGCAAGATTCACATAGTTCGAATCCCCCTCTCGCTACGAAAACGAGGAACCCTTAATACATAAGGGCTCCTCATTTTTTGTTGTAAAATAAGGACTTTCCGGCATATATCACATGATAATAATCTATCGTATGTGATAGCAAAATATCGCCCAATATATCATGTTTATGACACGAATTATGACACGAAAAACCCGTCTGAAATAAAAGAGATCCAGCGCGCAGCCGGATCTCTCTGTTATAGCATCATGTTCTCCCGTAGAACGCGACCCCTTCGTCGTTCCATCCGGCCTTGATCAGCGCCTTCCGCTCGCTCTTCAGCCGGGTAAAGACGCGGTCAAGGGTCTTCGGATCGTACAGGCGGTACACAGGGACCGCTTCTTTTAGGTTGGATCTCCACGCGATCCCTTCCTTACGCCAGCCATTTTTCACCAGCGCCTCGCGCTCCAGGGCACCCATCGTCCAGATATGCTCTCCGTTTTTGACGTAACGATAGACCGGATGCCCGTTCTTCGTGGCTTTCCAGGCGACGCCCTCATAATTCCAGCCGTCCGCGATCAGCATGTCTTTTTCGGCCTCGTCAACAGTGTAGAAATGCCGGTGCTTCTGATACAACCGGTGCACATTTGTCTGGCCGTTCTTAGGCTTCTCCTCGCGGATCTCTTCCGCGAAGGCTCCGTACCAATGAGATACGTCGACCGTATTCTCCGTGATACCGGGCAGGACCGCTGCCGACGTGTACTGCCAGGCAATATAGCTCGTGCCAATGCTGGGAGCGTTGGCCATATACCTGGCAATCCAGATCGGATACTCGGTCACTCCTCTGAGATAAGCGTTGTAGTACGACTCATAGCTGTACAGACCGACCTCGTAGCCCGCTGCCTTCATCGCCTGGGCGAATACGCGCATGACTTCCTTCGCGGCAGATCCGCACTTCTTCTCTTCCAGATCGTACCATACTCTGCGGACCTGCTTGCCTTTAAGCAGCCGGAGAGCATGCGCGGCCTCGCTCCTTGCCATGGCAGCGTTCCGCGCATAGCTGTAATGGTAATATTCAAACGGGATCTTCAACCTGGTGACCTCTGCGTAGTTCTGCTCGAAGCGCTTGTCGGCCTGATCCGGTTCGTCAGATCCGTAGCCGGTCCTGATGATCGCGCCGTCAATGTACGGCTTTACCCTTACCCAGTCTATTCTGCCCTGATGCTGAGACACATCGATAATCTTAAGCATGGCCCTCTACCTCCGGGAGGCCGGTGGCCAGACTCGTCAGGATGGAACACACGCCTGCCAGCGCTGCGGTCCCGATTACCGTCGGCCAGTTTACCTCGACAATAGATGCCGCCACAGGCAGCATCGCCACCGCAGTCTGTGCCATTGTTTTTACCGCGCGGATACCCGCTGCTCTCCAGAATTCTTTGTTCATGCCTTTGCCTCCAAATCTGCTATGCGGTGATTGATCACCTTGATCTGTTCCTCTACGACAGGCATACGCCGCGCAAAATCATTGTGAGACCTGACTTCCCTGGTCAGCTCCTCGATCTTTGTGTCCGTGATTGCCTGCTTGATGTCGAGTGAATGCGTGATCTTGTCCGTGGTCGCCTTGGTCTGGAAATATACCCCGACCAGCGTCCCGATCAAAGTGATCACGCCCGTGATAACTGCCACAATGATTTCCGTCATGACGCGCCTCCCTTTATGCGATGTTGTACACCGCGATCAGCCTGGACATCCACAAACCAGCCAGCGGCTGTTTGCTCCTGATCCATTCTGTGCTGCCACAGTCATACCTGGTGTATCTATCTCCGGATCTGCTGGCGATCACAAAGACGTGCCTGGAAGATCCTGAAGGATTCATGACCACGAGGACTGATCCGGCCTTCGCCGCCGCCATAGACGTGCTGCGTTTGAATCCGTGCTTTATCAGATAGCCTTCAAAATCACGCCCCAGCGCGATTCCTCCTTTGATCTGATCAGTATAACCGAGATCCCAGAGGGCCCTCGCCACCAGACGATCGCAGGAAATCTTGCCATCGCTCGCCGGGACCGTCGATCTGGAATCAGCCCAGATGTAGGAGTGCTTCCTGGCGTATTCCTGCGTGGCCTTTACCGCAGCCAGAAACTCTGCCGCCTTCGCCGAGGCGTCGCCGGCCGCTGCCGTGTACGTGACATACCGCGCAGAGATGTACCCGTACTTTCCGCCGGCCTTCACATACCAGTACCCATTTGCTGTGTCGCAGACGCTCACGATCGTGTCCTTCGCCAGGACCGCAGCCTTCGTCGCCTTCGCTGAAGCGCCCGTCCGCAGCGTGACTCTCTGCGTCGTCTTGCCGATCCACTTGACCTTCTTGGATACCTTCGGCCGGTCCGGAGCTGTGGACTTGTACTTCACCCACTTGGGCGAGACGTATCCGTACTTCCCTGCAATGTTTATGTAGTACCAGCCCTTCGCCGTATCGCAGACCCAGACCGCGTCTCCCTTATAGGCCGGCGAAAACCGATGCTCCCCGGCCTTGCTGCTGGGATTCTTCCGGACCGGCAGCTCGCCCTTCGTGACGATCCCTTCCCACTTCTTTGTCCTGCTTGCCATTATGCTCTCGACTCCTCCCATACATCCGTTGCCACATTGCCCACCAGGCTGTATGTGACGCCGTCATAAGTGATGCTGGACGTGACCAGCCCATAATGTGTCCAGTAGTTGAAGCCCTGGAACGTCGCCTCAGACAGCACGCCGTTCGTGCTCTCGTTATACAGGATGTAGAACCGATCGCCGATATGGTCAGCCACCTCGCTCGGAGGGACGTTCGTTGTCGTGTCGTAAACGACATCCAGCTTTCCGGTCTGCAGGTTGGAGATGTGCGTCTCGTCCTCCACGACCATGTCGTATACGCTCTTCACAGCCGCCGGCGTCGCAGCCATCATCGTAGAGCTGCTGTTATAGCTGTTCGACAGCTGCGTCACGCCCTTATAGGATGTGCTCGCAATGTTTCGGTTGGACACCCACCAGCAATCGCCGTCATAGGTCAGGATCAGCTCGCTGTTATTCGGTACGACCCACTCTTCCAGCTGCGTGTCCTTGACCGGGTACACGGTCCCGCCGATCGACAGACCGGTAATGTTGTAGCCGGTACGGATGTTCCCGTAAGGCAGGTGCAGGAAAAGCGTCGTGCCCTTCTCGACATTGATCTCGCTGTCACAGGTAATGACCTTCAGCTGATCCGCTGCCTGAGAGCTGCAGGTACAGTAATACGTCTCGTTGTTCCCCATCAGCGTTTCCAGGGTACTGACCGCCTCGTCGATATCCGGATCTGTTGCGATGATCGCGTTCACTGCGGCAAGCGCGGCCTCTGCAGCTGCCTGTGCAGCCTTCGCCTGTGCGATCGCCGCCTCGATCGTTCCCATCGTCTGGGACTCCTCCACGACCTCTGTGAGGGAAAAGAGCTGCGGCCGGACCTTTACGTAGAATTCCGGGCAGGTGATCGAAGCCCGGACGACTCCGGCCTCCTCAGACACCAGCGTGAGGGTAAAGGTTATAATGCCGGTATGATCAGTCGCGTCTGCCGGCAGAGTGTATCTGACCGTGTTCGTTTTGTTTCCGTCATCGTCGAGAAGGATCTCCGCTCTCTCGTCGTAAATGATCTCGCCGTTGGCAAAGATTCCCTTTACCTGCGCATAGCTCACGTCTGACAGATCCAGCGCGATCCCGTTGTTCATCAGGAGCAGATCCAGCGTGCGGCTGTTCGTGTCGTCCTCGCTGATCAGGATGCTGCTCGTGATCTTCGTCCGGGCAAGATCCAGGACGATCGTGTATGGAATGTTCATGGCGTACCTCCTGTTATCATCTTATATAAGTAGGAGTTGGTTTAATAGGTCACCCCCAGGTGACGCCCCTCTGATACTGTATTTCGACAGAAGCCGTGTGCGTCACGGCCCCATCCACCTCGGTCTCGAAGATATATGTGCTTCCATCTAATCTGTATGAGGTTCCGTCCATAATATGGCTTAGCGCCCTTCTTGTGCTCGACATGCGGTTGTTGTTCGCGTCGTTGTATTGTGCGTACAGGGCGCCATGCAAAAGCCTTAAGACAGACCGTGCAGATGTGTCTGATACAGACGAATTCCATGTCGCATTCATAGAATATTCATCCTGATCGTGCAAAGGATTATAGAACTGTTCAAACGTCATCTGAATAGTCCCAGTTGACCCGATATACTCGCTCCATTCTCTATGAATATCTCCTGATTCATAGTAAATGGTTTCGCTGATATGCAGAATTAAACAGTGCGCGTACTTTTTGAAATACGTTATCAATGGCAGGATCTTCGAAACGGCAAATGTACTCTGCCCTTTATATGTGGCAAAGATTCTTATGGGAAGCGCCGTTTTCGTCAATGCATCCCAGGAATTGTTCGTTTTGAAGGCCGCAGGCAGGAGCTTATACGTAGGAGAAACATTAGACCACGCTCCGCCCTTGTGTGCCTTCACATTCACTCCCGTCATAACCAAATCAAAATCCACAGAGTATGTATTGCCATAGTATTGCGGAATATCCATCGGCAAATCGTCATACTTCAGAGCGTCCACTGCCTCTTCTACCGTGTCGTCGTCATATACCACATACTGCACGCCGTTGTCCGTGTACGTGGTCACCTCCGGATCTACCCACGAGATCGTCTCTGTCGTTGTGCTCTGGTCGTCATTGTTGTCGACGATCTTCAGCTTGAAGCTCGTGTGGAAGTTCTTGTAGGTATCCGCGTCGAACCATGTGACGTTACACTTCTGTGTCCAGGAGGACTTGCCTTCCCTCTCGTACACCAGAGATCCGTCCGCCGGATCGATCAGGCACTGGTTCGTGATGGTGCGCGTGAATCCGTCCTTATAGACCGCCTTGACGATCAGGCCGGTATAGTCCAGCGCCACACTCAGCTCCTCGTCATCGATCACGAACGTCCTCTGGCTCGGCCGCTTGTTGACGCGGATCTTGATCGGAGCACCGTGCTCTCCGCCCAGCGTGACCGCAAGGTTCACTTCGAAGGACGCGCCCAGAGCGACCTGCCCGTACTCATCCTCCGTGATGTACGATGCCGAAATGAGGTTCAGGCCCTGCATCGCATTCGTCAGGACCGTGCCCTCTGCCGGGAGGAACGTGCACTGATCCGTCACGTCCGTCCGCGTGCCGTCCTCGTCAACGACCGATACGATCAGGCCGGTATAATCCAGCGCCACTGTCCCGCCGGTATAGGTCTCGTAATGCGTGATATCCGGCAGCCGCGTGATCTCAAGGTAAGGGTAAGACCGGCCGATATCCTCGACCATGTTCGGTTCCTTCTTGTACCGGAAGTTCCGAATCGCCTGCACCATCTCCGGAACGCGGTACAGCCTCGCTTTGCCGGTCACGCTCCGGATCGCATTCGCCAGGGCCTTCAGGTAGCGGCTGTCCACCATGACCGTTTCATTCTCATCCAGCACCTCGACCGTGAAGGTGTCCGTGTAGGAGAAGCCCATGAAGGACCAGCTCACCGTGATCAGGTGAACACCTCCGGACGTGATCACCGCGGGGCTCACCGTGTAGTCAGTGATCGCTTCCGTGGAGGCGTCGCCAAACTGCCGCACGACCTCCATGCCGGCAAGATTGACATTGACCAGGCACTGCTGCCCTTTTCTGACATGGTAGTACTTCTTCCCCGGACGTTTTCGAACCTTGATCTGCTCCGGGATCGCGATCCTCTCTGCAGAGCCTTCGACCACTCTGGTCAGATAGCGGACGTCGTCCACGGAGCTGATCACGTAATTCACTCCGTTGTACGTCCATTCCTCCGGATCTTCCGCGACCTCGATCGTGCTCAGCGTCAGAGCGCGGATCGCAGCAGGCAGCTCGGCAAGGGTATATGTGTTTTCCGATCCGTTGATGCTCCGGACCGCGTCTGCTATGTCCTCCAGGTAGCACTTGCAGACGTGCGTATCATAATTCGCCATAGTGCCTCCTCAATAGGACAGGCTGTTCCCGTCGCTCAGTGTGATCGATACGGCCGCAGATCCATCGTAGGAATACACGCTGTTGCCCACGATCATCGTCAGCGGATACGGGTTGGGTATCCTCTCGGTTACGGTCTGCGCAGACTCCAGCATCTCCTCGATCCTCGCAAGCGTATCCATAAATCCCTGCAGGTCCTCTGCCGTGATCGCGTCCGTATCGTCCCGCAGCTGACTGACCACATTGACGTACCACTCCGGAGAGGTAAGCTGCCCGCTCTCCGTGAACAGCGTCAGGGTATAGCTCGTTTTGCCGGCCGTCACGGTATAGTCCGCAGGCAGCGTGAAGTACACCAGATGGTTCTCTGCGTCCACCGTTGCGGCCGTGTTCATCGTCGCGTTGCCGTTTACACTGACGTTCACCTGCGCGGATGTGACATCCGACAGATCCATCGGCTCGCCGTTGTCGAACAGAAGGATCGTGATCGTCCTGCTGTCCGTGTCGCCCCTGGAGACGTTGATGGTATAGGACTTCAGCAGCTTCGTGAAGTCCAGAATGATTTTATGATTTACGTTCATAACCGATCCTTTCTGTACGTTCGTACTGATATGAGCATACAAAAAAAGAGGGCGACTTTATAGGTCACCCTCCCTTCGTTAATTCCACTTGTCGATCTTCTTCTTCGCGTCGTCCTCTTCGTACCCGATCGCCACGTAAGCGGCCACCAGCCGGTTGTAGAGCTGCGGATCTCTATTCTCCAGGTAAATCTCCTTGAAGTGCCTCGTGATCGCGGCAGCCGCCGTGCCTTTCTCGGTGTCTTCGAGGATCTTGCCGGCCGCATCCTTCAGCCCTTCGCCCTTCTCGATCGCCTTGTAGATTTCGTCGTACTTGCCCGGCGCCTTCGCGGACAGCTTGCTCCAGCCGGTCAGCTCGGTTACCAGGTTGTTGTAGACCGTCTCAAACTCTCTCATGAGGCCGTAGGCCGGAATGCCGGTCAGCATGGAGAACGCTTTGATCTCGCTCTTCAGCGCCCCGTACGGGCTCTTGGAGCCGAAGTTGCCCTGCGCGTAATCGTAGAGCTTCGTGACTGCCTCGGCCGCATTCTTCAGACCGTCAATATCCATCCTCGTGTTGTTGCTATAGATGGTGTATTCGTGTCCGAACAGGTTCTCCATCATCATCCGTTCGAAATACGGAGAGGCCTCTTTGACGATCGGAAGCAGGTTCAACGGATCGAGGTTCTCCATAGTGTTATCTATGAAGGCGTTATACCATTTCTCTTCCCATTCATCGTCATCATCGGACCGGAAGGCGTCCATCACGGCCGCAGCCGCAGATGTGAGCAGCGCCGTCATTACAAACGTCGTGCCGGCCCTTGCGATGTGCCTGCCGCTTTCCAGCGTGATCCCGGTCAGCTTGCCGTTCTTTCCCTCCTGCATGCTCTTGACGACCGCCCTGTGCAGCATGTTCCAGCTCTTCGAGGGCTCAGCCATGAAGGCGCTCTGCGTTTTCGCCAGCAGGTCTGGCTTCCGCATATACTGCGTCCTGTGCAGTGTGGAATCAACGACCTGCGTGTGGTCTACGATATAATCGAATCTCTTCAGGCACGCGTCCTCGAATTCCTGTCCTACCGCAGGCTTGCCGGCCTTCTTGAACTCATCCCTCTGCTCCAGCTGCACAGCCTTATACAGTACGCCCCATGTCAGGTCGTCGGCAAGTCCTGCCAGCATGGAGGACTTATCGCGGATCTCGTCGCGCAGAGTAGAGATTCCTGTGATGATCTGCTTCTCGGTCTGCCCGATCGACGTGTCGAAATACCCCTGCGATTTCCACCATGCGATCATGGACTTGTCCCTAAGCTGATTTGCCAGTTTCTTGGCCTGTACGACAGAAGGCAGCGCCTCGGCCAGGTACTTCGGATGCATCACCGCGGAGGCTCTCAGGTATGCCGTCGGCTGCTGTACGACCACTCGCAGGTTCGCTCCGATCGCGAAACCTTTGTAATTGGAAATCATCGCACTCGACAGGCTCATATCACTTCCCTTGCTCATCCCGTTCATGTCCAGGATGAAGTTGAGGAAGTACTGCCTCCCTTCCTTGCCAAGGACTCTGCTGATCTCCTGCTGGACTGTGTCGTAGTGCTGGAAGCCCTTGCCCATCTTCACTACTTCTTTGTAGTTAAACCAGCGCATTGCGTCCGCGATCGGCATCGCCATGCCGTCGTAGGTAGCCATCTGCACGATATGGTCCGTAAAGACGTCGAAGATATCGTCGATAATGATCGGGTTCATCGCGTTCGGAGTGAGCTGCTTCGCTGCAGACATGTTCAGGATCGCCCGGTAGGATGCGTTCTCGATGTTCTGATCACTCGCAGCATTGCTGTTCTGGTCCGTCTTGATCGGGAAGTAATGATCCTCTGTGAACTTATCATAGCCGTACATTGCCTGCGTGACCCGGTTGCCCCACTTCGAGGACTCTGTGCTCATGAACTGCTGGAACGCGTCCGCGATCCGCTTCTGCTCCGGAGTAAGGCTGTCCGTGATCGCCTTGAGCTGCGCCTCGGTCACATGGACCGGCCGGCCCTGCGTCGTCCACTTGCCCTTGACCTTCACGCTGTTCGCCTTGATGCCGCCCTTCATGATGTGGTTGTACGCCTGCGGTCTCTGGCTCAGGCAGTACAGGCTCATGATCTGGGCGGGAACCAGCTTGATCTCGCCCTCAACGGCCCGGAAGGGTTTCAGCTCTGCCTTGTTCCCGGTCCATCTGGAGACGTCGATCTTCCCAAGCAGACCACGGCCAAACTCCTGCGCCTGCTTCATATCCCTTGCACGGATGTTGAAGCCTTCCCGGACACCGTCCAGGACAGAGGCTGCCGCGTCGCCCATCTCTTCGAAGTAGCTGAAGGGATCGAGCATCTCCACGCTCCGGAGCTTGTACCAGAGCGCTCCGATCTGTCCGCGGGATTTCTGGTCCTGACGCTTGTACAGGTCCATGATGGTCGCTCTTGCCAGATCATCCGTGTTCTGGTACCGGGTGTTCACGTAGTTTTTGTTCGCGTTCATGATCGCGAAGCGCACCGACCGCAGGATCTGCTTCAGGTTGTGCAGCGCGTTCTGATCCATGTCGGAGATCTTCGAAGCATACTTGTTGTCGTCGATCCATTTCTGCATGACGTTCGCGAGATCCGGATCGAGGACGTTCGCGAAGGCATTGACAGATTCGTCTCCGCTCGTGCCGTTCTGGATCTGGTTCATCACATTGGTCAGCGCCTGCATCCGTTCTCTCCAGGACTGCACTTCCTGCGATGCATAGCCCTTCGCCTGCTCGTTCGCTTCGGCCCTTCTGCTGATGAAATCGATCGCATTCAGGAATTCTATGACAGGCTTCTTCAGCGTGTCAGGAACGTATTTCAGCGTCTTCTCAGAGGGCTTCAGGATCATGTCGGAGAGGAGCTTCGCCTCGGTCTTTACCTTCGCCCGCTCTTCCGATGCCAGGCGCCGGTTCTTCGCATCCAGCACGCTCTGGCGATGCCTTGCCTTGAGCTCGGCGATCCGCTCGGCAGCCTTCTGCCGGACGCCCTGTACGCGCTCATTGGCCCGCTCTCTGGTCTGCTGTTTGTACTTCTTCAGCCGCTCCTGGTATTTCTCCTGGACCTTCTTCTTGTACTTCGCATTCTCCGCCTTGACCTTATCCTTCAGGTCCTTCATGTGGTGCGCGTCGTAGTACCTCTCGATGATCTGCAGGGCGAGATCGTAAGCCGCATCCTGATTGCTCCCGCCGAAGTCATTGTTCGCCACAGGCTTCAGGGCCTCCAGTGCATCCAGAAGCGCCAACGGCTGGTCCGCAACACTCGTGTCGTAGTCCAGTGTGCCCATCGACAGATCGCACAGCTCGCTCCAGATATCATCCAGGGCAATACCGTCCTCGCGGAAGACTGCGTTCGAGCCGAAGGCTGCGCGGAAGTTCTGGACCGTGTCGAATGCGCTCTTGACCTCGGCCTTCTGCTCCGCGTTAAGTTTGATCCTGTACTGCTTCAGAGCGTTCCGGAAGGCGTCGTAGTCCTCCTTCGACCCGATCGTGTTCTGCGCCTCGTCGATCACCGGCTGCGCCACCTCGGTCAGCACCCGGAGAAGATCCTGATAATCCGCCGCGCCTTCCTGCTGCATGTAGGCGAAGATCTTCTGCAGGTTGTCCGCGAAGGTGTTCAGGTTGTAGGTGGAGCCGTACTGGTTCCGCAGATCTGTCGCGATCTTCCGCACCAGGGCCTTGCTGACCTTCTGGTTCGCCAGGGCCGCAGCACCCTCCTGCAGGATCGGCGCCGTGTCAAACATGGACTCCTGCATGTAGTTGACCTTCCGCTCCTGCGTCCTGCCGGCCGCGTCCGCGAAGAAGTCCAGCTCGTCCTCAAAGGACTCTGTGTCATACATGAAGCCGTTCTCGTCTACCTCCAGCTGGAAGCGGATGTCCTCATGTCCGTCAACCGCAGCCTGCCTTGCCTCTTCATTACCTGCAGCATAAGTCTCGTAATGCACGCCGGCTTCATCCAGCTTCTGCAGCAGTTCCTGCGACACCGTATCCGGAAGGACGACAGCCGCGATCTCGTTGGTATATACCGCTCGACGCGGTTTCGCTTCGAAGTACCCGGTCGGCATGTTCCCGATGTCCTGCGCAAGATCGAAAATCTTCTGCGCGGTATCCCGCCGGATCGTCAGGCCTCCCCACTGCCGCAGGATCTTGTCGATGCCGCTTACGGTTTTGGCGTTCCGCAGCGCATCAGCGATCGCCTCATAAGCCTGATCTCTGGCAATATAGGAATTACTCTCTCCACGGTCGTAGATTTCCTCCACGATCTCCGCGGCTCTCTCGGCGTGCGCCTCCTTGATCTTTGCGTATTCTTCTTCCGGAAGGGCCTGCAGCTGATTACTGCTCTTCCGGATCTCGTCGATGCTGCGGAAGTTTTTCGTCGCCAGCGCCTGGATCTCGCTCTGAGCGAAGAAGCCCGTCGCACCCTTGGCCTCCTGCGCATTCATCGCCTTGACGATATTCTCAAGGCTGTAGTCATCGTGCAGCGCATCCCAGGACCGCCGGTTCCCGGATCTGGTAAATAGGTCCGTGCCGTTCCGGATGCCGGCCTTTTCCACGACGCCGTCGAACAGCTCTGCCAGCCACTGTTTGTATCCGTCCTCGTCAATCGCCTCGTTCACCGCGTCGGTGAGGGCATACGGATCTGCTTCCTGCTGAATGCCGTTTTCGAAATATGCTGCGGCGCCGCGGATCGCACTGTCCCATTTGCTGAAGCTGATGAAGTCGTACAGCTTCTTTCCCTTGAGGATCTTCCTGCCGGCATGCTTCTTCTCGAAGTTCTCGTTCAGAATATCAGCGATCCTCTGCGCGATCTCCGGATGCGCATCATAGTAAGCCGATCCGCCGTCGACCATCTCCCGGATCGCAGTCTCACCAAAGGCGTCTGCGATATCCTTGATCTGTCCATTGTCAAAGCTGCCGGAAAGCCTTGCCTCCCGCTTCGGGATCTCAACCTCGATTCCCCGGTCAAGCGTGTAGGCATATCGCAGCATATCGTCCTGCGCATAGGCCTCGACAATATTGCCCTCCCGGTTGACCTTGGTCGTCGCATTGTCCAGATCGAGAGTAAGCCCCGTCCTGGAAGAACGCAGGATCTCCGCCGGAATCAAGGACCGGATCTTGTCCTCCACCTTTGAGAGTTTCTTCTCGCTCAGCTTATACTCGATCGCCGGGAACGTGGGTGTCCACGCGTCGCCTCCGTACACCCGGTTCGCTCTGCTGGCCTTCGGATCGATCGTCTCCTTCCGGAACAGAACGGATACGTCGCCGTACAGGGAATGCCCCATGCCGGCCTTGATGATCGCGATCGACGGAGACGTCAGGCCGCCTAACTGTAACTGTTT